CCTGAGCTGTAGGTGCCATCGTGCGCCGAAACGGTGTAGTGGATCGTGGTGACAGCTCCATCAGCGAGCTGGCGGTCCATGTTGGCAATCGCCCAGGTAAACGTGGTGTCAGCCATTGGGATTGTGGTGATGGGGGAAGTTTAGGTGTGGTGACTAGCCAACTTCAAACTTGAATCAAATTAGAAGTTGACTAGAGAGTAGGACTTGTCTGCCTCAGCAAGCCATCAGCACGCAAGGCACGCAGTAGCTGCCATCGTCATAGGTGCAGGTGACGTGACTGGAAGTCACTTTGGCGACGGTCTTGCTGCGGATTATGTCGTCATCCTGGGGTTTGGCAGTGCCATCGCCAGCGGACATCAGAAGGTCGCCGCGCTCTACCGTGACCCCACCAGCAATGCGGATGATGAAGTCACCCGTCATTGCGCAGTAGAAGTCGTCGGTATAGGTGTCGTCGTCATCGTCCCAGCCTTGGAAAACACCAGATACGTTCGGGTCGCCTTCAACGTCGCTCACCTTCATGCGGTTGAGCTGTTCGTTATCCTCTTCGCCCCAGCCACACATCTCGTCGATATTACTCAGCACGGTGCCGCGCAGGATGTCGTTTCGCTCAGCGCCCCCCGGAAGCTGGGACCAGCGGGAGAGGTGAGCACCGTTGTAGCTGACGGTGGTGCCGGAGACGGAAATCGTCCCTTCAGCAACATTGTCTTGAAAAAATGTTACTAGCGTTCCATCGTCTGTAAGGCGGTTAAAGAAAGCAACAGCAGCAGAGCTGTTTTGAACGCCAAACTTATGTCCGCCAGCGCTGCCTGTGTTGTTGATTCCGACATAACCAGCGCTATCAATCCTGACGCGTTCGGTGGGCGAGGAGGCGCCATCGGCGGTCGTGCTCAGGACGATCCTGCCCGGCATGTCATTCGCGCCGGGGGTGCCGTCGACTTGCCCTTCAATAAATGCAGCGGGTTCAAAATCAGTACCATCTGAACCACCAAAAACAATGCGACCTAGGCCGTCGCCGCTCTGAACAACAGTGTGACTACCAGTTGTCGCATTGCGTGATTTTACAAGCTGCAGAGCTACTGGACTAGAATCAGCCGTGAATAATGACGTTGAAATACCTGTATCAAAGAGGCTATTACCCGCGGACTGCAGCTTTGCAGTTAGAGCATTTGTTGTAGTGAGCGCACTACTCGTCCCCACCAGCAGGCGACCCCAACTGTCGATGCGGGCTTTTTCGCTGGTGCCGATGTTAAAAGCGATGGTGTCTTGGCTGCCGTTCCCGGTTATTGACCAACTCTGTGTGCTTCCGTATAGAGATTGAACAGTGTTATACGCCGCGAGGGCTTGCGTGCTTGCAACCATCCTGAATAGCGCGGCTCCACTACTTGTGGATTCCATAACGATGCTTTGATCGCCAGCCGCTGAAACATGCAACTTGTATCCCGGCGCCGAGGTGCCGATGCCGACGTTGCCGGTGCCTTCTTTGATTACAAGAGCGGACGTACCAGCACTGCCGCTGGTTGGATAAATCTTAAAGTCGTAACCGCTGAATGATTGCTGAACTCCTTCAAATGTAAGTTTACCTAGCGTTTCGTCCCGTCCAATCTTGTAGTAGTTAGTTGTATTTGGCCCTATTCGCATTTGGTCAGCGGATGTGCTGCTGACGATTTGAAGCGCAGCACCCGGCGCACTCGTCCCCAAACCCAGCTTTCCGTCCGATGTGATGCGCAGGCGTTCTTGGGGGGTTGTTGAGCTAGAGGGAGTGGTGCCGATTGCAAAATATCCAGGTGAACTAGTAGATGAAATAGCCCCATCGGAAAATACCCCAATGTTTGCAACATCCCTGTACGTTGATCCGTCATACCCCCTGAATCGCACATCGCCCAAAGCGGCGTTGCCCGCAATGGCTGTGGGGGAACCAGTCGTACCTTCTGCACGTCTAAGAATTACAGCACCTTGTAATCCGTATCTCTGAACGCTCAACGAGCCGCTCTCAACGTGCAACTTACTAGGCGAAACTGATCCTGAGCCGATTGCTACATTCCCACTCGCATCAACAAACAAATGCCCAGTGCTGTTCGTCGCCACCGCCACGGTGTTCGTGCCGCTGAGATAAACCCCATTCGTGGGCACCGTGCTGCCGGTGGGGATGAAGCTGGCGGCGGTGCTGCTGCCGGTGGTGATCGTCGGTTGATTGAACTCCCAGCTGTCGGTGGTGTCGCTCCAAGTGATTGTTTTGTCCGTGGCGCCTTTCAGTGTGATGCCGCCGCCGTCTGCCGTCAGATCAGTGGGGGTGGTTACATCCGCAAGGATGATGTTTTTGTCTTCGACGACAAGGTTTTGCGTGTTGATGTTGGTGGTGGTGCCGTTGACTGTTAGGTCACCATGAATCGTGACGCTGCTGTCGAAGGTGGCGGCGCTGGTTACGTCCAGCGTGCCGGGCACGTCGATGTTGCTTGCCCACTCAACACCAGTGCCAGCAGCGTCCGTCTGCAGCAGTTGACGCGCTGCACCATCAGCCAGCTTGCTTACGGCAATCTCGGCGCTGGCGCTGATATCCGCGTCGACGATGCTGGCGTTACCGCTCACGATGACGGTGCCGCTCTGGTTGGGCAGGTTGATCGTGCGATCAGCTGTTGGGTTCACTACGCCCAGCGTGGTCTCGAATCCATCAGCGGTGCTGCCCTCAAAGGTCAGCGTGCCAGTGGTGCCGATCTCAAGGTTGCCTAGTACCGTGCCGCCGGAGACTACGAACGGGAAGTAAGCGAGGCTGTTCCAGGCAGTGCTGCCGTTGCCGACTTTTAACTTCTTGGTGTCGGTTTCGAGTGCCAGCTCGTTGTTGAGCAGGACAGGGTTGACGGATGCCCAGGTGGCGGCTGTATCAGCGCGAAGCTGCAGTTTGACTTGGACTGTTGTAGGAGTCGTCATTGACCTGCGCCGCCGCCGTTCAGATAAAGGACTGAGGTAGGAGTTGCATCCTCCCCATTAAGGATAAATGGGGCGTAACCGTTAAAGGCAAATGACGTAAACGCTGTCGTCGCAGGCGCTGTCGCCCCACCACCGTTCAGGATGTAAAGCAGGATCGCGCCAAGCGAGATGCGAAGCTGTACTGTCGCGTTGTAGTAGAGCCCTTGGTGGTCTTCCTGCGGCGGTGCGGCGTAGCGGTACAGGGCGTTGGCGTCTACAGCAGTCAGACCGCCCCAGATGGACGCGGGAACGCCGAAGTAACCGTGGGTGCCGGACTGCTCGTAAAAGTGGCTGCGGAGGCTGTCGATTTGTACCTGCGACAGTCCGACGTAGTTGATGTTGAGCGTGTGGCCGCTGACGCGCTGGCTGTGGCGGAACCGAACTGGTACGCGATCCTGCGTCGCCGTTTCGCTGACGTTCAGCTGCCCCAGGTCGAAGCTGATCGAGTTGGGGATTAGCGCGGGATAGTCAGCCATCGTTAGAAGACGTAGCCGGGAGTGCTAGCCCACTGGGGTGTGGCTTCTAGTTCCACGGTAGTCGTGACAACGCCGGGGCTGTAATCAGTCTGCGGCGCACTTACATACGTCCATAGGTAATTAGTCGGCACCGTAATGCTGGAGCCGAGTAATGTAGTGGCCGTGTCAAGATCGAACGGCGTGAAGTTGCCGTGATTCATGTAGTGGCTGACAATGGCGTAGTGATCTGTTGTTGATAAACCGGTGAAGGTAAGGCGCAGGGTGTAAGCGGTGGAGGCGTTGGTGTGAAGCACACTCAGTTCGTCGCCGTCTAGCGTGCCAATCGGCGTGGCAGCTTTTTGACCTGGAATGAAGGTCCGAGTGTTCGGATTTAGCGCGGGGAAGGTTGCCATTACGGTGTTGTGCAGCCGACGCTATAAAGCCAAGCAGTCCCTGACAAAGGAGCATACACAGTAACAAAAACATATCTATCTGCACTTGTCTTTGTGATAGTAAGCGATGCACTGCCTGAGACATTCCCGGTGTCAAGTGAAGCGGCACCTGTGATCACAAACCTATCAGGGATCGAGTAAGCCTGATAACCAAACGTAAATGTCCCAAGTCCTTCGCCTACATCTACAACCTGCGTATACGTACCCTGTCCGCCTGAACTTTGTGCTCCTGGGCATTGGATAGGCGGTAAATAAGGCGTCAGCTCAACTGGATCGCTAAAGATTTCTGGGCCCGTGCCTTCCGGTGAACCAGGATCAAGGCACTTGTAGCTGCCTTGCAGACAGAACTTGATGCCTCCGTCTAACAGTTGGTTGATGACTTCACCAGTCATCTGATAGCGGGATTCGCAGTTATCTTCAGGGCTTGTCGTTTCTGTATAAACAGCCTGCATCCGTTCTCCGGTATCGCAGTCGTACTGGTACCAGATAACTTCAGAGGGACAACATGGCGGGGCAAATACAAGCTCGTCGCCAGCTTGAATCGGGCGATCATTAGGAATACCTGTGATGGGTGTCCCACCGCCAGGTTCATCATCGAACGGATCATCCGGGTTATTACCTGTTGGACTGCCGCTAGGTGGATAGCCCGTCGTAGACGTGCCACCAGGGAAGACCGGGCGATCTGTTGGCAGTCCGGTGCCCGTGCCGTCATCTACACCAGGATTGGGCAGATCCACGTCGGTGTCAGGCTCGTCAGGATTATTCTCGCCCACATCATCAGGAATAGGATCATCATTGCCTTCGTTGTCAGGATCGTCACAGGTGTAGTCGTTACGTCCCACGTCGTACAGATACCCTGTACCTTCTGCACCGGCGACGTACAACGCGAGGATGCTGCGCCCCTGCGAATCAATCGGGAAGTGCATCAGATCTAGCTCGACCACGCCTGATACGGTCTTGTTGATCTTTTCGACTTCGTACAGGTAGTCGTGGAAGGTCACAAGACCTGGATCTGTTTCGCGGCGCAACTGCACGCGCACAATGTCGCCTAGCACCAGTGTGGTGTTGAACGAATCCGGCTTGACCTTGATGCGCAGCGAGTGGGTGACGTATTTGCGGCGGGCGACTTCATAGGCGCCAACCTTGACGGCGTGGTCTTCCCAGGTGCAGAACTGACTCATGTCGAACTGCTCGTAGGGTCCGTCTACCGCTTCGCCATCAATGCGGACTTCGGTGGTGCGGATGAAGCCGATATCGTTCGGGGGCTGCTGGCGCCAGATCATCTGGGCGCAGATCGGTTTGCGCTCAGTCAGCGGGATGTACTCAATCTGGAAGCCGTCAGGCAGCAGGTGCTCCTCAGTGAAGCCGTAGACCCAGCTGATGACGCCAGTGTTGATAGTGTAGTTGCCGTTGATTGGTAGCCGGGGGCGGAATCCTTTTTTACCGTTCTTGTCGCTGACGCGCAGCAGAAAGAATCCCGCCATCCGCTGCATCCAGTCTTCGAGGTTGCTGGATTCTGTGATTACGCCGTCCCAATAGAACTTGTTGGTGGCGGTGAAGTTAGCGGCGAGCGTCATCGCCGTCGTGTCGATCAACAGCTCCGGGACGCGACTTGTTTTTCGAATCAGGTAGATCGCCAAATCCAGCATGTTGTTGCTGGAGCCGCTCGTGCCCTCAATCAGACGCGGAACCTTGATGCCGTTACGGACGAAAACATGAACTTGGCGGTTCCAGGTATCGTCACCCTCGAAGTAGGTGTTCTGATACCAGAGAGTCGTCATATCCTCATAGGTTCCGTCGTTGGTGCCGCAGTAGTTCGGGCACGTCCACAAAGTCGGGTAGGTGACGTAATTGCCTGGGGCATACAGCGCACCAGCATTGGCGCCGTAATACACAACGGCAGTACCTTTTTTGCAGGCACGCTGGTAAACATCCTGGACTTGGATCTGTCCTAATTCGCCTTGGCTAAGCACCATGTTCATGGTGACTTTCAAGCCGGTTGGATACGATGTTCCGTCAATCGAAAAGCCGTTTTCGTAGCGGGCTTTTGTTGCGCCAGGGCTGATAAATACGCCGCCGTGATCTTCTACAGTTCCGGCTACATCGACATATTTGCCGAACACAATCGGCACAGGTTGCCCCAGTTCAATCGCCTTTTGCTGGGTATCAAGGTTGCTGGCGCTATTGCCTTCTGCGGCTTTTTTGTCGAGCGGCGGCTTCAGTAGACCCGTCTGGTACGGCAGAAGCTGTAGTGGATCGCTGATGCGGAGCTTGATTGTCATAGCTTGATTGGATTGCCGACCAGGCGTGAGCTAAACGAACGCGGCGGCACCTGTGCTCCAACTGGTGCAAGGCTAGAGCCAATGCTCACATCCAGCTCGGTGAACGAGCCACCGATGCCGATGACTTCGCCGATAAACGTGCCAATCAAAAGCTGCCCGGACTGCGGCACTGCCTGCGATAGGCGGCTGTCGAACTCGTACATCTTCAGCTCGCACAACCAGTTCTTGTCCAGTGCGTTTTGCAGCGCGTTGACGGCGATGTACGTTGCCGGAATTGTGACGGTGATGCCAGCTTCAGCTTGCGTCGCAGTGCCGACCATCGCGTTCAACACAAACGGGTGGTAGTTCCAGGAGGCGGTTTCCCAGGTGACGGTCTGATTGAAGTAGAAATTCTGCCACCTGTAGTAGGTGGCAGATTCATCGAACAGGCGCAGGTATTGAGATTGGGCGCGGTTTGCCATTAGTTCACACCCTGGAAGCGGCGACCGCCTGTGCTGCGTGCGTTGTTAAACACCGTAGCAGCGAAGTCTTGGAGGATGTTCTCCAGGTCGCCAAGGCGGACATATTTTTCGCCGTTTTCTTGCTGGAGCACAGGTCCGGTCTGCAGATTGATGGTGGGCAGTGTGTCGATGATGGCTGTACCAGGGCCGCCGCCCGGTTGCATCGAGAGACCGCTGGCGAGTGGGGCGGTAAGAGGGATTGGGGCGGTAGATGGAGTTTTGGTGATCGGAGTAGCCGGTGTTTCTGTAGAAACTGCAGGCGCTCCAGCGGCTTTTTGCTGGAGCACATAGTCTCTGAACGCGATGCGGGCGATTGCGTCGCGGGCACGCTGCAAAATATCGGCTTGGATGCTGGCGATGCCTTTTGTAGCGGCAAACCGCTCTGCTTCTTTCCAGATCTTTTCGGCTTGTGCTTTGAGTCCTGGATCTTGGATAGCTCCAGTGCCTCCCATCGCGCCAAACGGTGCGCCCGCACCTCCCGCTCCCAATGCGCTAGCGGCTTTGCTGATGCCGCCCATGGCACCGGCGGCACGTTCCATGCTTCCGGCAAACTGGCCGGCGGACTGCGCGGCGCCAGTCGTTTCTTTCTTCAGTTTTGCGGCGTCAACGGCTGCCTTGAAGACAGCATCGGCTGCTTTCCACTGCAGATTGGCGACTTTTCCGGCCGTATTTAGATTTTCTTGAGCAATACGAAGAGCTGACTCTTGGGCGCGTAGTGCATCAAAGTGTGCATTGTTAATTACGCCCTCTGCCTTGGCAATCGCTACTACTGCTTTGAGCTCTTCGTATTTAAGCTCAACGGCGTTAAGAGCCGTGTCTGCACGGATAAGCTCGGCTTGGATGTTGGCGCGGGTGGCTTCAAGCTGAACGCGGGCGTTTTCGACCTCAAGTTTATAGATGCGATTGATTATATTTTCTCGCTCTTTTGCTGTCGTAACGCGTTCTAATTCGCGCTCCAAGGCTTGGATTTCTATGTTATTTAGTGTTTGTGTTGTTTGGCTGATTGCGTTGAGTAGCGTGGCGCGGTTGTTAAATGCGTTTGCCTGTTCTTCAATTTGGCGTGTTGTTTCGGCGGTGACGCGGGCGTAGTCTTCGGCGTAGGCGTTGACGATTGCTTGGCGGCGCTCGATGTCCGCCATGTATTGAGCTGTTGCGGCCTGAGAGGCGGCACTCTGATTTGTGTAATACGCAATTTGCTCTGTTGTGGACAGATTTTGGCGGGCTACAACCGCCTGCTCCATCACGGCCTGAAGTTCTGCGCGGCGTTCGCCAGTAAGTTTTCCTGCTGCATCTAACTGCCGCATTTCTGCTGCAGCTGCGGCGGCTTTGGCTTCTGCTCGTTGAAGCTCCAGCTGCGCGTTTTGTACGCTTAGCCGCTGTTGGCTTTGAGTTAGTGCTAACTCAAGTTGTGCAGACTGGGTTTTCTTCTGTGCAATCGTGTTGATAATTCCGGTCTGTTGATTTAGGGAGGTTGTAAGCTCCTGCTGTTTATTAAGTACGGAAATATCCGTCTGCAGTTGCTTGGACGAGAGTTGCAGGCGGGTATCGGTGAGTTTTGTTAGTTGGGCTTGGATTGCGGCTTGACGCTCCAGTGAGGCAAGTTGTGCTGTTTCTGTGGCGCGGAAGTCTGTGTTGATTTGGCGTGGCTGGTTGGAGGCTGCCAGTTCCTGCGCTCTTCTGGCAATTGCTTGTTCTTCTCTAAGTGCCTGTTGCGGAGTCAGTCCACCAAAAAGCGTGCCGCGCTGGCGCCCTCTCTCCAAGGCTTGACGGCGTCCAGCTATTTCTGCACGCTGATCAGGAGTTAGCTGGCTTTCGGCAGCTGCACCACGACGAGCGTTATTTGTCAGCTGCAAAAAGCCTGCTAACCATTCAACAAAACCGGCTAGCGGACCAGCGATTGCGGCTTGGATCTGAAGACCTAGTTCGCTCCAGGCTCGATTAAGTCTGTCCGTAGCTTTGGTCAGTTCGAGAAGGTTTGCGGAACCTTCTCTACCTATAACCTCGTTATACCGGCGTTGGATTTCTGCCGTAGCTTCGATGAATCGTCCAGACTCGATTAAGCGTTCAACGTACTTATCTTGGGAACTTGAGGCGAGTAGCGCTCGATCTTTGATGATGTTGAAGTTGTCGATAGGTTTTTGTAAAGCTGTTCCAGCTTGGTTGGCCGCTACACCAAGTGCTTGCAGCTGACCGCCAAGCGCGGAGCCTAGGATCTGACCGCCGAAGCCTGTACCGACAAAGGAACCGAGCAGACCGCCCAAGACTTGACCAGGACCGCCGCCGAATAGGAGTGGAAAGCCTGCGCCAAGGGCGAGGTTTTCGAATAATTTTCCTTGCGCGGCTGAGGCGGCTTTAAGGGCGGCTGGACTGCCGGGTATATCCGCACGCCCGCCGATTGGCGAAGCGGGTCCTCTAGCTTTTGGTAAAGCTGTCTCAGTAGGACTTGCCTTTACAACTTGTCCGCTAGCAAGTTGTGTTAAACCTCTTTCCTCTAGTTTGCGGCGTAGACGTTCCTGTTGAATAAGTTCTTTATTTAATGCGCTTGCTTCTGCTCTAGCAGCGCGAGTGGCTTGACTTTCTGCAATATTTGCCTCGACTGTTGCACGAATAGCGTTGATTACGGCATTACGTGTGTTTAGTTCTGTCTGGATAAGCTTATTTTGCCTGTCTCTAGCTACATTTGAGTTATTTAGTGCTGTTACGTAGTTACTTACAGCTCGTTGTTCCTGTACAGATCCTATGGCTACTCTATTTAAGGCTCTTTGTGCCTGATCTAGTTGCCTTGAAAAACGCTCTAAGTTTCTATTAGGTGCTCCCATTACGGCAGCAGCTCTATTTACTTGATCTATTTTTTGAGCAGTACCATCCAGCATTTTCTGGATGCGGCCCAGGTCCTGAAATCCTTTTACGTTGATTAGGATGTCAGCCTGGTAAGCCACAACCGCTCTACTGGTTTCTGTTTAGCAGTCTATCCCGTAAAAAGCCGCCGGCTAGCGGCGGCGTTTGGCGGACTCGTAGGCTTTGCGTTCCTGTTCGGCGCGGACGTTTAGGTAGGCGCTCCAGCCGATCAGTTCCATGTCAGTCATACGTGAGCGGAGTTCGCTCAGCGTCATGCCCAACTCCTTGGCGACGTAAAACTGGAGGAAGACGTAGCTGTCCTTCTCCAGCTCGCGCTCAAGCGCTTTTGTTGTCGAGCTGGTCCGAGTCGTCGGTCAAAATCGCCAGCATCAGGGACTGGAGATCCTTGTCCTTGACTTCGTTTTTCAGCACGTCGATCTCGCCGATCTTGAACATCTTTTGGCCGCTTTCGTCGCAAGCTTTGGCGATCAGCAGTTGCAGTGCGAAGGCGGTGGCGTCGTCGGACTTGGCTTGTTTTTGAGCGCGTTCGCGCTCGGCCATCGTCAGCGGAGTCACCCACATCTCGAAGATGCTTCCGTCACTCAATTCCACTTCTTTTTTTGAGGGCTCCAGGTTCGCTGCTTTACGCAGGCGATCCAGGGCGCTCAATGCAGTTGGGGCGGGCATAAATACGCAGCCTGTTACGGCAATAGTGTAGCGGACTAGAAAAGAAAAACCCCAGCCCGGTTAGGAGCTGGGGGTTGCTGAACTGACT